CCTTGACGATAGAACATAAATTCAATCGGTAACGCGCACCCAAGGAGGTGATGCGGCTTTTTAGTATTGATAACACCATCTTGTAATAATCTAGTTAAAGTTTGTACCCTACCTAATGCATAACCCACCCACTTGTTAGGATGAGGACAAACCTCGAGGTAGTACGAGTAGTCAAAGGAAATTGCAATCTTATCTACACCAATTACATTATCAAGATAATCATAGCATTGAACTATGTCTTCATAACTCTTACCCTGAACGACACCAATTTTTTTGCCAGGTAGATCGGAATACTTTTCCTTCCAATCTAAAGCATTATCCATTGTACCAAGTGTATCTTCGAGTACATCGGGAATAATATATTCAGTCGGCTTAAGCTCTTTAATCCAATGGGCGTATCGATCAGAGTCAAAAGCAGTACCTAACTCAAAGATAGAATTATCTAGTAAGACAGTTCGACCTTGAGCTAGAGAGTCTTTAAAGAATTGTAGGTAGGTTGGTTCGGTTTCGAACAAGTGGACAAGAGCGTAATCGTAATCGTTATAACTACGAGACCGATCAAGAAGGCAAAGCGGGGATTCATGGCTAATTTTCATTGTAGTTTCTCAATAATATCTAATGCGACAGGAGCCCAGAGAACGGTATCGTCATACTTAGTTTGCTTTGCTCGATGCTCGTTCTTACTTACATAAGCTATCATATCTTCTATATTATAGCGGTAAATAGATTTAGTATCCACATCTACCCCGTAAATTTGTTTAGCCATTGTAGTATATAACCACCCAGCGCGCTGTTTTCTGTTATTAAACAATTCTACACAAAGGGTACCCTTATAGTAATTTGATTTAACATCTATAGCAACTCCGTCAATAACGCAATCAATTTTTAGAACTACTTGACTTTTAAAGTCATTCTTATCTTCATAAAGGATATTATTAGTCTTGCAGTATTCTGCAACAATTGCTTCACCAAGGTCACCCTTGGCACCTTTTGCACCATAGCGACCTTCGGAGTTTGCATACCATGTCATAAATTACCTTTTGATTAAAGACATAAATTCAGCTCGGCAATCGGGCTCACTCTTAAAGCAACCACCAAGCTTAGCTGTAAGGGTAGAAGAGGAATGATCTTCAACGCCTCGTGACTTAACGCAGTAATGAGTGCCTTCAATTACTACAGCAACATCTTCGGTATCGAGGATGAAGCATAGAGCATGATATACCTGCTCGGCAATACGTTCTTGGACTTGAGGACGACGCGAAAAGTATTCTACAATACGGTTTAACTTAGATAGACCAAGTACCTTGCTTTTAGGAATATAGCCAATATGCGCTTTACCATCGATAGTAACAAAGTGATGCTCGCAATTAGACATCATAGTAATGTCTTTCTCAACCACCATCTCATCGTACCCCATCTTATTATCGATAACGGTACACTTAGGAAAGTTCTCTGGCTTTAGGCCCCAGAATATCTCTCGCACAAACATCTTAGCTACCCGCTTAGGTGTATCCATCAACGAATCATCGGTCAGGTCAAGACCCAACGTCTCCATAATAACAGCAAAGTTCTTTTCGATCTTTGCAATCTTACGCTCGTCCTTAACCCCGAGTCTATCCAATACAATAGGCGTATGAACACCTTTAGAGATAAGATATTCTTCTACTTTATAGCCGAGTTCGGCATCTGTTTTTCCAGCTTGTAATGACATTTTAGGTTCCCCATTCGTTTTTAAATAAAGGCACTTGAAGTCTATCGCTATAACGATAACCCTTCTTCATGGCAAGTTCTGCCACAGCCCGGTTGTTCATATGATATACCGACTCAACACCACCAACAGGCATCAAGTATACCGGTCCCTTGAAGCCAGCTGCGCGATATGCTTCTACTGCCTTCTCTGCTTCATCAGCATCCTCTTGTGATGCAACTACAAACTTCAAGTACACATAACCTACCATACCATAGTCAGCAATGATCTCTGGCTTGATAGCATCGTCCCATTTTTCACCTGATACAGATAGTTTAGGTGATACTGAGAATGTTATCTGGCGATCGAAGTTACCAGGTACTCCCCAGCCCCATCTATCAAGATAGTCTTTAAACGTCTCGGTAAGGTCTTGTGTACCATTGGTCTCAAAGGTAATCTCCTTCAATGCTCTCATCTTTGGATGCTCAAGCAAGTCAGGGTACGCTCTCTGCCATCCTAGTAAAGGTTCGCCGCCGGTAATTACTAGATGCTCTTCTTTCCATTCTTTGTACGGTAGAGAATCCACAACAGCTTCGGCAACCGAGTCAGTATCAAGAACGGGAGATAGATGCTTAAAACGAGGATCCCAGCTAGCATATGAATCACAACCTGTACTGACAAGCGGTAATTCTTTATATGAAAGATACTTCTTAACCTCTGCCGCCACATAGTCGACCTCTTTACTTTGTTCACCCTTAGGCATACCAAAGCCACTACAGGTAAAGTTACAACCAAAGGTGCGAAGAAATACAGAAGGTACACCCATGTACCGACCTTCGCCTTGGATGGAATAGAATAGCTCTGCTACTTTAAGTTTAGCCATTAGACAAGCTCCTCCGCAATGCCGAGGATTTCTGCAATGATTAGAAAGATGCCAGCTAAGATAAGACTTTGTGGCCAGATGAGAGAGACACCAGCAAAAATTCTGATGATACTCTTAACGAACGAAATACGCGCATGCCAATTGGCATCAGGTTGATCAAAACTGATCATTTAAACTCCTAGTTGTACGTGGAAGGGCACGATCCATTATATAGGCTAGTCATAATCTGGATCAACTGGTTCTGGTGGTTTCTCGATAACATATCTACCGAAAGCCAACCTAGTTTTTTTAAGCTTAGGAAAAGGAGCAAGAGGCCAATCTGGATTAATCCAAGTCGACTTCTTACGAGGGGAACAGGAGGTATTAATTATAAAGAAACGCTCACGGGGTACCCCTGCCTGCTTGCGAGCTTTATTTATATGCTGCCACAGGAAAAGGCCATCTTCGTCTTCTGGGGTACTCTCATAGGTTTTATCCTCTGAGGCGTAACCATCTTTATCTTTAATATAATAATATACTTTAACAGGCATGTACCTATTATAAGCTATACCTTATTCAACGTCAAGCGTTCCTTCGTCAGAAACGGCTTTTTTCTTAGGTTTTTTTACCGTTCTCTTATCAATATCAATGTTATCTACCTGCTTTCGCATCATTTCTACAATGGAATTCGCGAATTCTTCATTACCGTCAGAATGTGCTATCAGCATATCAATATCAATGTTTTCAAGTAACTTGTATTTAGTAGCTTGCTGTTTCTTTTCTTTCTGTATACGTCTTACGAACGCAAAGAAAGTAATTTGAGTAAAATAAGCAAAAGGGTTCATACCTCTTTCGGGGTCAAACTTCTCAACAGCAGTCAAGCAGTTCTCTATCCCATCAGAGATCATATCGTCTTTAAACGTATAATTAATAAAGTTAGCTTTATATGATAGGTGGGTTGCTATCTTAAGAAAGCACTCACCAATATATTCTGTAACTCTAGGCTTTTCTAGATTACCCTCTTTTGCCTCTAAGACCTTCTTACGATATTCAACTAAAGCTTCAAAAAACTTTTTATTGTCGACGTAATGGGCAGGGGCTTTTTTAGTGGAGGGTACGTTCTCCACTACTTGACCAACTATCATTATCTTCCTCCTCGGAGATTTCATTATCACTACTATCGTCATCACCCGAGAGTGCTTGTTCAATATCTTCTTCTGTAGCCATTTCTAAACTATCGTACTCAATAATAAATTGCTTATACTGAGATTCGGCTTTCTCTAACACGTTAGTTACAATTACAACGTTGCGTGCAGGAATTCTTAAAACTTCTTTTGCAGACATCTTAAGCCATGGCTGCATGATATATGACTCAATAACGCCACCTGCGTAAGGCATCTTCATTGAATGTATTTCTACAGGCTCAGAAACTTCAATATATTTTTTATCAGCCAGATCCATACACTCATCTTCAGTAGAGACAATTAAATTCTCTCCACTGGTTAATTTTAAAAACTTACAGTACATTATAGAGGTACCTTTACTAATTTGTAGTCAAAGTGCTCATCATTATAGGTCTTAATTCTTTCGATCATATGTGATAAGGTATAATTCTTTCTTGCTTTCCAAGTCAGATCATCACCAATATCATATAGATTACAATGTGTCTTTGCATCACCTTTTCGTAAACCCCTACCTACCGATTGTAAGTTTCTAATCTTAGATTTCGTAGGAGATGCAAATATAATATTGTGAAGGTTCCTAATATTTATGCCTGTAGAAAATGTACCGTAGGATGCAACAATAATAGCATCGTTCTCTAACTCTGTAATGCGTCTGATATCTTCTCTATCAGCAGTCTCAGTACCACCGAATACAAAGAATACTTTTCTATCACCGGCCTTGGCCTTAATCATATCAAAAAGTATCTGTCCATGCTTCTCTACATACTGAAATAGTACCAATGAGTTACCTGTCTGTTTGAGTGCAAGATTACGAATAAATTTATTTCTAGGTTCGTACCCACAAAGGAAGTCCATCTCATCGGGGTACTTATTATCCTTGCAAGCCTTCTTAACATCATCAGGGTACTGCAGTACAAGACCAAAGATTCTTAACTCAGCCAATTGATCGTTATCCATCAATTGCTTGGTAGACGTTACCTTGTATACAGAACCGAAGAGGCCTTCTAATACTAACCTATGAGTCTTCGTACCATCCAGTGTACCCGTTGTACCGATACGATAAGGCGTGTTAACCATCTTATGCATAATACCGGTTAAGGACTTAGCCTTAAAAGTATGTGCTTCATCTCCATACACTACTTGATAGTTCTCGAAAAACTTCTTAGGTAGTTCGTAAACAGATTGCCAAGTAGAGATTACTATTGGTAAGAGGTTCTCTTTAGAATGCCCTGAATATATACGTGAGCAAGATTCTGATACTTTCCATCCATTGTTTTGAGAGTAAGATTGGAAATCAGCGTACATTTGCTCGACCAAAGAGGTCGTAGGGACCAGGATAAGCTGGCGCCTTCCAAACTTTTCATTCCAACGGAGTAGACAGTAGATGATAAGAGATTTACCGGAACCTGTTGGGGACAGAAGAAGGCGTCTTCCATCGGTAATTGCTCTATAAACTGCATCGAGTTGATAATCTCTGATGGATTCGCCACCGGGGAGTGATAGGTTAAGTTCATTAATAAATTCTTTCAACTGTTCTATTGTTACTGAATCAGCCTGCTCAATATATTCACTGTAGTCGATTGTGTATTGATTGACTTCAGCAAAATGTTCTAGATAACTTTTTAAACCAACATACAACTCTTTTGTAAACATAGAGAAGAGTCTAATCTTTCCATCCCATATCTTGTTACGAAAAAGAGGATGAAACTTAGCGCCTGGAGCATCAAAAGAAAAATGGTCAGCCAACTCCTGTGCAATAGAGGGATCTGTTTGTACTGTAAGGTACACATGGTTTTTCTTTTTAATTAAAATATCTGACATTTAATTTACAGGGACTAAATTACCAGATATTGATATTCTATAATCATCACTTGTAAAGAACGGCGTTACACTGTGCTGAAGCCATGCAGGAAATATAATCATTTTACCTTCCATACTGCTATCAACATTTATACGGTAATTAGTAATATTAGCAGGGGCTGGGTGAATTGTTGGAAAATGAAAGAAAAATGCTGGTCCAGTAAAAGAAGCGCTGTTTTTATTACTCGGCAGTTCTAATTCGTCCTCTAATTTATAAGGTATTTTTATCCAACATGTAAAACTTAAAACCCCAGCATGATTATGAATTGGATTATATTCATATTGTTTTTGAAAATTTATCCACAAAGCAGGGTTTCCATCTGAATTTCTTAAAAAGTTATACTTTCTTTTAGCTTCTTGAGAGTTGTGCTGCGCTTTCCAGTACTCCGGTACTACTTCTTCAAAAAACTTATTAAGTTCATTTGCTGGTATTGGAAATGTATATTCATGTTCTATTGCACCTGCTAAATTTGACTTAAAGGTTTTTTGATTTTTAAAATTAGTAGAAATAATTTTTTCAGTTTCGTTATTTAAAAAATTAAGAATAGATTCAGGTATATCACAAATATAATAACCGAGGGAGGATAGAGGAACATATTTACTTGTCATTTTACATCATACCGTTAGTAAACTTTGCCCACTCAATACTCGATTTAATATCCCAGGTACGAGAGTTAAGTGATCTGATTATTTGTTCCAGGGTATAGATTGTAGTTTTAAAGTATTCTATCTTATCTTGTAACTCAATTAGTTTATTATCGCATTCAAGTAATTCATCCATTTCATTCTTTAATGGCTTGTTACCTTGATATTGTGACCAACCTTCATCCTCTAATTCTTGCATAGTCATCTCACCCCTGAAGTATTTGTACTTCATACGTCTGGTGTTGAGGTAATCGGACTCTGCTTTACGTAGCTGTAACTTAGTCTTAGATAAGACTGTAATATATTTTGCATGGAGAATAGGAACCCGGGCAGCTTCGTGCCCAAGGTTCGTTTCATTGATAGGAGCGTCTTTAGTCCACTCCTCCGTCAATTCACTTAGTTTCATAATGTAGTTAGTTAACTTTATTCAGGTAGATCTAAAGTTAAAATTTCTTCTCTCTTCTCTTCCGGTTGAGGTCCAAAGCTAATAATAGCTTCTGGGTTACCCTGGAAACAGAAGTGACCGTAGTGGTTTAGAGAGATAGAGGGATCAAGCCATACATCACCACCAATCTCTTGCCAACGGCGGCAGAACGTATAGTCTTCTGACAGATAGCGGCGATCAATAGGGTCAATCATAGTATCGAACAATGCGTAGAAATGATCCTTTAAGTCAGCATTGGCAATATTAACGTCGTTGTTGTACTTAAGTTCAGGATATGCTTTAATCATCTTAAGAATTGCTTCACGGCTAATCATCATGAACCCGGTACCAGCATCATGCAGTTTAATCAGACCGTTCTCTACACCAATGGTCTTAGTTTCTTTATCTACAAACTTAAAGTTAATAGCATAGTCAGAACCGAAAGATGCCATATCCCGATCAGATAACTCTTTATTCTTATTTGCAGGATCAGTTAGATTAGCTCTAATCTTGTCCCAGGCAACACCTTTCTTAGGATAGGCACCTACAACGACATCTTTCTTGTGAGCATATAACTTCAAGATATCTTCGGTCTGGAACTCAATATCGGCATCAATAAACATAAGGTGAGTATAATCAGATGCAAGGAAGTAAGCTACCAATACATTGCGGGCTCGTGTTACTAATGACTCGTTAGCAATAGTACCGAATGCGAGAGGGATTTGATGACCGTTAAAGAATGTCATCATCTTGATAACAGAACGGAAGTAAGGTTCGTTTAGCTGACCACCATAGCATGGTGTAGCGATAAAGAATTTGTTTTTACGAATCTCTTCAACAGAAAGTTGAACTTGCTTAGTTGCCATAATTTAGCTCCAAAAAAAGAATTATAATACTTCAATATCAAATAGTTTAT